AAATAATGCTATATTAACTGATGTAAGAAGAATGCACGGATTTGCGGTTGGTGGTGGAGTAGTATCCGACCACGGGTTATTTTCGGGATTAAGAGATAATGACCATCCTCAATACCAATTAAAAGCTGATATGGATGATTCTCTGAAAGCTAATATTGTAGATACTTATGTTGATAGTATTATGCCTGATGAATTTTCTCAGGACTCCTTGCAATTATATTTTCCATTTGATGGCAATGCTTATGATTATGCGAGTTATCAAGAATATAATAATGGAACTATAGTAGGAGTAGAATTTGAAACACAACCTGATAGTTTTAGTGTTGGTATAGCGGCAATTGGAGACATTGTTAGTAATGATTATATAAGACTTTCCGCAATGGAGCCGTGCCAATCATACTCTTTTTCTGTTTGGATACAACCTACAGTAACAGAGGGCACTGATTATATATTTACAAGTGATGAAGGTAACGGTGATGCACTTTCGTTTGCTGTGGTTGGGTCAGGTCAAATGCAATTTGAAGTATTCCATAATGGTGATGCTGTGGAAGAAACGCCTGTTAATTCAATTGTTCAAAATAAGTGGAGTCATATAGCAATTACATATAATTATGAAAGTGGCATTGACTCTACTTTAATCATTTACATTAATGGTAAAGTTTCGGTGTCGGTATCTGTAAAACCTCCAAGTCAAGTTACAGACGATTGGGCTGTTCCACTCATTGGTGCTGGTGCGTTATCAGGTGCTTCGTGGACAGGACAGATAGATGAGTTTAAATTCTATTCAGGTAGAGTTTTAACGTCGACGGAAGTTAGAAATGAATATCTACACAGTAATATATCGAATTTGTTGAACACAAAAATGGACGTGAAAGGTGCGACGGCTGATAGTTCTTGGGATGAAATAACAACCGAGTCAATAGCTTCTACTGGTTCTATTACGGATGATTTTACCGCATATTCTTATCCAAGTGATGCAGGTGATAGTGGAGTATTTGTTGAGTGTGATACCGCTACAGAGTTTATAGAAAAGGGTATATTTAGGAATAATATATACGTTGAGTCTGAGGGAGCGTTTGGAGACGACGATTGGACACATATTAGTCTTGGGACTTCTGACGATTTTGGAGTTGACGTATATAATAACCGTTCGTTTTTTGCACACGATTGGGCACATACTTATTTGCTCGATAATTTATTTATGAAAGTAATTGAGGCTGGACCAACAAGTTGGCAGCACGGTTGGGCATTACTTGATACTTTTAATATATATGGTGGATGTGGGATTCAACTTTCAGGTGGTGCGGATGGATATGCAGACCCTAATTCAAAAAAGTATGGTATAAACTTTATTTACAATAAGAACATAGGAGCAGGACAGACTGTTCACGTTAAATCACTCGCTAAATTTTGTTTTACACCTAACTATAGAGGGTTCGTTATTACGTCTGGGCCTGAAAGTATGGAAGATACAACTGTATTGCCAAGACATACAATTGATGTTAGGGGACACGAGGGCTTAGGTATTCCAGGTAATATAATAGCAGATGACACTATATTTGCAGATAAGCTTAGTGGAGACACCTTGTTAATTGGACCCGATGTCTCATTTATTTATGAAGATACTGATACTTTAATGTTTAGTGATGGAACGACAGAGGAATATATCGCAAAAGACACTGCAAATGCCGTTATTGAAATGAGCTATGTTCCTAAGATGCAGAATGCAACATTTTACAAGTGCGTTGAAGCTGGTGGTGATACACTTATAAGTGTATCTACAAAATTGGACTCTTACTGGGCGGCGCAAGGTAAAAGTGTTCCTGTGTATGAGTTTAGGTCAGCGGAGGCGACTTCCCAATATGTCAGTATGATTGTGTCGTTTCCTATACCTTACGATTTTGACTCGTGGGAGGGTGTTTATATATCTGCCTGTATGTATACCACCAGTGGAAATGCTGGTATGGGCGTGGTCCACGCCAAGAACTGGGGTGCTGGCGCTGACTCTATTGCTGGGTTTAGTGGCTTTGAGGCACCCGCACTAAAGTGGAGTGATGTTACGAACCAAGCTGATGGGTTTATTTTTACTGGTGCTCAATTGAATGCAAACAGTTATGCTCAAGGAGATGTATTGAACCTACGTTTTAAGGTTAACTCGAAGAATAACTATGGGCTGTTCATACATCGGATATGGTTTAGATATTATAAGAAGGCAGGACTGTAATATGAAAAGAATATTATTTACAATTTTAACATTACTTCTCTTTGTGAATATTTCCTATGGGCAGAAGATTTTGGCAAGGTATGAGCCGAATACTTCAGAAGTTATAAAAGATGGTGAACATAAGGGATTGACACGGTTTGTTTTTCGTGCGGGCGTGCCGACAACTGTTACAAAACAGAATAATTCATTGTTCTTTACTACGACCGACGATACTATTGAAATTGAATTAGAAGGAAAAATGGCTGATGTTTGTCAGGTTAGTTCTTCTGGGAAAGCATTTTTACTTAAATATAGTGGTCTTGAGACAAAGAAATATAAATATAATTTTACGAAGAATAAACATAAAAGAATACTCGAAACTGATAATAGAATACTGTTTACAAATGGTAAAAATAGGGCAAAATTTGCTATTGGAAGATTATTCTATAATAAAAATGGTCAAAAAATTAGTCCTAATGACAAAAAGGTTAATATAGACAGTGTTGATATGTCTTTTGATGAAGATGTTTCTTATACGATGACGGATACTTTCTATTTTGATAACATCGATAATATTGAAGATGTGCATTTATATAGTGGACAGCCAAATCAAGAGGGTTTTGGATATTTATATGCAGGAAAAATAAATGGTTTGGGTCAAATTCCATTACTCCGCTTTACATCACTAAAAGACTCAAATATAGCTACTGTTGTTGCGGGCTCATTGTATCTAAAGATGAGGGAGACTTGCTCAGACGATTTAGATAGTATTCATTTTTTTGCTATGAAAAAAGCGTGGGTTGTAGACCAGGCTACTTATGCGGATTATGCTACGGCAACTGCTTGGGGTGATTCAGGGGCAAGGGGAAGTGCCGATATATACCTTGAAGATAGCGAATCCGATGTAGCAAATTATGACGTTGTTTCTTGGGGGGTTAATACTTGGCGTGGATTTATTGTAACAAATTGTATACAGACAATTGTAGATAATGCAGATGCAGATGAGAGTATTAGAATGTTTTGTTCTAATATCAATACAGCTATACAAAGAGAAAGAGCAAATTTTTATGACGAAAGCGTAAGTGGTGGTGAACCGTATTTAGTGGTAATTAGTGAACCTGCTACTACTACTGCCAGAACAGGCATAACTCCAGAAGTTAGGGCTGGAACAATAATAAAAGCAGTAGAAAATGGGGAAATAACAAAAGAGGTTTATCCGTAATGATAATAGAAATAGTATATACGGATATTGAAGCTGTTGAAAATGGTGAAGTTGTAACCATATATTTAAGGACCAAAACTAATACTGTAAAATGCTCATAGAACCAAGAGATATAGAGTATGCCTCAAAAGATGACATAAAAGACATACTTGTTGAGTGTGGCAAGTCGTTGAAGACTGCCGCAAAGGTGTTTTATCCAAAGGCGTATTATAGGCCTTTTGCTAAAGTCCACGACAAGTTGTTTGAGGCTGCTGATGACGAAAGTGTGAAAAGGCTGGTGGTAACGGCGTTTAGAGGATGCGGCAAAACAACTCTGTTTAATATCACTATGCCATCGGTCAGAATGTTGCTTGACCAAAGCAAGTTTGTTGTGCCTCTTGGAGCGACCTATACTCACGCTGAGGAGCAGTCGGAGAACTTAAAGAAGGCTATAACAAACAACCCGATTGTAGCAAGAATGTTTGGCGATATTAAGTCCAAAGACAGCTGGTCAAAAGAGAAATGGAAGATAACAAGGTGGTCTGGCGACGTGTCATATGACAACTGGGTAATGCCAAGAGGTGGTGGCCAGCAAGTTAGGGGTTTGTTGGAAGGGACTGGTGAGGAGTTCTTCAGGCCAGACCTGATTGTTGGCGACGATATAATGAAGTCTGAATACATAGAGAGTGATGAGCAGAGGAGGAAGTTGAAGGATTGGTTCTTTGCAGATGTGGCCAACATTATTGAGAAGGGACTTGGAGGGCCTGGATTTAGGATTATCGTAGTAGGAACTATAATGCACGAGGATGACCTGTTGCTTGAGTTAATAAGCGACCCAGACTGGGTGCACATAGATATACCATTGTGTGACGATAACTTTAAGTCTGTGTGGCCGGCCTTTATGACGGACGATATGGTTGCGGCTGAGTATGATAGTTTTAAAAGGAAAGGCAAGCCTGACATCTTTTACAGAGAGTATATGAACCAACCTATTTCGAAGTTGGATGCGGTGTTTAGGCAAAATCAATTTATGTATCATACGAGGGATGATATAGCTAAGAACAATGACATTGAATTTGTGGTGTTGGTCGACCCGTCTAAGACAGACAAGCCTGATGCCTCTGAGACGGCCATAGTTGGGGCTGGAATAGATATAGTAAAAAATAGAATATTTGTGGACGACATAGTGGCAGACAGGATGCTACCAGATAGAATGTATGATGAGACGTTTAGGATGGCTGATAGGTTGGGTGCAAGTGCTATAGGTATCGAGGTTACGTCGTTGAACGAGTTTATTATGCAACCGTTTCGAAATGAAATGAGCAGGAGGGGCAGATATTACCAACTGGTGGAGTTGAAGGCGAGAGGGAAAAAAGCTGATAGAGTTAAGGAACTCTCTTACTACTACAACCAAGGTTTGGTGTCTCATAACCCGGCCTGTTGTAGGCCCTTAGAATTACAGCTATTGTCATTCCCAAGAAGTAAAAGGTGGGATGTTATGGACGCATTATCTTATGTAGTTCCAATGATGGCGGCCGGTGAAAGATACTTTGTTCATTCTGCGGAACGTGAAGACAAAGATATGGAAGATTTAGAAAATGAGGTTATTCCTGAGTATGAGGAAGAGGAAGAGTTTGATTACGAAATCATTTAGCAACTAACAAATTTGTTAGTGGGGAATTTATATGCCATTTATTTTACATAGTAGCGAAAGCGAAGGTCAATCCCTAACTGGTGTCCTTGATGATGTGGACTATAGATACAGCTATCCAGAAGGATTGAACTTAAGACCTGGCTCAGAGCTTCACAAAAAGATAGTTGATTTTGTGATGAGAAGAGCTAGAGAGAGCCATAGAGTTATACAAGGTAGATATGACAGTTGGAGTCAGGTAGAGAAGACTCTGACCGCATTTGTTAGTCCTGATAAGCTTATTGAGGCAAAAGATGACCCAAAGGCCACTGTTCCTGTGGTGATACCTATGACTTACGCTTTACTAGATACTCTAATCACACATTTGCTTTCTATATTCCTAGCGGACGATGTTATCTTTAGGTATGAAGGCAACGGACCGGAAGATGTAGTTGGAGCTATCTTGTTAGAGAAGATAGTGGCCGTTCATTGTCGCAGGTTTAAAGTTGGACTAAACCTGCACACCTTCTTTAGGGACCTACTCGCGTATGGCTTTGGCGCTGTATCTCCCGGCTGGGGAAAGAAGTGGGGGAAGAAGATTTCTATGGATGAGGAAATTTACACGCTGAGTGGGAAGTTTTCTGGAAGAAGACGGTCGGTTGGCACTCAGGACGAATTGTTGTTTGAGGGAAACAAGTTGAGTAACATAGACCCTCGTGCGGCTCTGCCTGACGTAAATGCACCTATACACCTACCGCAAGAGTGTGAGTATTGGGGATGGTGCGAAGCTACTAATCTAATGTCCTTGCTAAGAAGAGAGAAAAATGAAGACGAAGACTTGTTCAATGTTAAGTATCTAAAGCACGTGAGTGGCAAGAGTTCTATACAACACGGCGCCAGGTCTGATAGAGAAGAGGCAGTCTTTGATAAGTCTGGAGGTTCATATCAGCGGCATAGTGGCACTACAAAACCCATTGACGTTATTTGGGAATATGTAGACCTTATTCCAGAGGAGTTAGGTGTAGGCACTTCACAGTATCCTGAAAGGTGGTTGTTTGGCTTGGGTGCTGAACAAATAGTGATTTGTGCTAAGCCACTCGGTTTGGCCCACGATATGTTTCCAATAGTTGTTGGTGCTCCAGATTACGATGGCTATAGTTCAACACCTATAGCTAAGCTTGAAGTAACCTACGGTCTACAGGACACGCTGGACTGGTTGTTTACGAGTCATATAGCCAATGTTAGAAAGGCCGTAAATGATATGATTGTTTATGACCCTTCCCTAATATACTCAAAGGACTTGAGGACTCCAAGACCAGGCAAGCTAATAAGGTTGAGGAAAGCGGCTTGGGGAAAGGGAATAGAGCACGCTATACAACAGCTTAGAATTACAGATATTACACAGGCCCATATTCCAGACGCCGGTTTTATATCTGATATGATGCAAAGGGTGTTAGGCGCAACTGAGACCATACAAGGCATAGTTAGAAGAGGTTCTGAAAGAAGAAGCGCAACCGAGTTTAGAGAGACTAAAATAAGTGCTCTTGGTAGGCTGGAGAGGACTGCACGCATAATCAGTATGCAAGCTATGGCCGACATTGCGTATATGTTTGCATCTCACACTCAACAGCTGATGGAGAAAGACGTGTATGTTAAGACTGTCGGCGACTTTGAGTCCGTTCTAAGGGATGAATACGGCATAGTCGACGAGAGTATAAAGGTATCGCCAGACAATCTAATGATAGACTATGATGTGTTAGTTGGAGACGGCACATCTATCGGAGGCGAGTATGTAGACTCTTGGATACAAATATTTCAGACATTGGCATCTAATGAGGGAATTGGTCAGAGCTTTGATATGATTAGAATATTTAAACACATAGCCAGGATAACTGGTGCTAAAAACTTAAATGATTTTGTAAGGAAGGGCGGTGGTATGGAGGCCTCTGTTCAGATGGACGAGAGTGTGGCCAGAGAGGCTGAGAGGGGTAATTTAATACCAGTGGAGGAAGCAAATGTCTAAAGAGGAAGAGAAACACAAGATGAGTGAGTATCGTTCCTCTCTAAGCGAGATGGAAGGGTTTGCGAACTCAAATATATGGAAAGATATAAAGGAGTTCCTACAAATCTCATTGGAACAGTTTGAGAGGGAACTACTTGTGAAAGATGAACCTGTGCGGTTGTATAGGTTACAAGGAACTATAAGTGAAATAAAAGTCCTGCTTGAGTTGCCTGAGTTAATAATAGAGGATATGAAGGAGCTTATGCAGGAGGAAAAAGAGGAGGACGAAGATGAACAAGAATAAAGGTGAAGAGAATGTCTCTAAGGAGATTGACGATATAATCTCCATTATCGATAATCAGGCTGATGGTGGCATTCCGCAGGGTGAGGGCGTTGATGAACCACCTGTGGAGCCTCCAGAGGACGAGCCTACTGAAGGTGAGCCACCTGAGGGCGGTGAGCCTCCGGAGGGCACGCCAGGCGAGCCTGAGGGTGAAGCTGGAGAGCCTAAGTTTGAAGAGCCGGAAGAAACCACTGACGTCAAAGACCGAATTATTGAAGATTTGTCCGCCGCACTGGTTAGACAGAGCTCGACTGTTAAACCAGAGCGGGAGGAGGCTGTGAGGGAGCAAGTAGATGCTAGTCTTAAAGACCTTAAAATAGAACTGTCAGACGATGAGTTTAACAACTTGTTAACTGATAAGGCTAAGTTTGGCGAGGTCATAGGCAGGATAATGAAGGACGCTGGAATATCAGCACAGCCGCAGGACATTAAGGGCATAGTTAGAGAAGTTGTGAGGGAGGAGGCCGATACGACGCTTGGTTTAAGGGCTGTAACTCAGGATTTTTATAACGATAACAGAGACCTTATAGAGCACGCTAATTATATCAACTACAACATCGTGCTTATTAGAAACAGGGAGCCAAATCGAGATTGGAAGTCCCCTGAAGTTGTGGCATCAGCCCTAAAAGAAGCAGGCGACGCCGTCAGGAAGACTCTTAATATACCTAAGTCTGCTGGAGCCCCTAAAGGCTCTAAGCCAGCTTTAGTAAATAGGAGTGTTCGTGGCAAGGGTGGAAAGTCTGACAGTAGAACTGAAGTGGAGAAGGAAATTGACAGTATGCTTAATGTGGCTGAGAAGAAACATATTAATTTCTTTAAATAATTAACTAATTAAATGGAGGTTTACAATGGGTATCTCAAAAACTGACGCTCAGGAGTATCAACAGTGGGTGACTGCATATATAGCATTTACTGCTGCTGTTACTTCTAAAACTCTGTTGCCTTATGAGAGAATCTGCCGTTGTGATACTAACACAATCGCCGGCACCGTTGTGCTTCCAGCTGTAGGCAAGGCAAAGGGCAAGCACTATGTCGTAAAAGACGTAGGCACCTATGCCGGAACCAATAATATCACTGTGAAAGACGCTGAAGGTAACACTGTGGAGACATTGAGCACTAATAACGATGAAGGTGTTTACTGGAGCGACGGAGAAGAGTGGCATATTTTTAACTAATCAACACTTAGCAACTAACAAATTTGTTACTTGCTAATTAATGTTGGGATGAAGATGGGAGGATATTAAAATGCCAAGAGGAATGCATGGTTCGCAAGCCGGGCACGCAAGTGAGCGTCCACAGAGCTGGAGGTCTGCAATAATTCGTATTGACCCAAACGGAACCGTCCCGTTAACCGCAATAACAGGGTTAGCGGGAGGCGAAAGAATATACGACGCCGTCCATAATTGGTGGTCAAAGAGGCTGCCTGCTCAAGGTGGAGCTTGCGCTGGTCTCTTTAGCGACGCTATTCTTTCCACGGATGTTGCTGGTGGTGAAGCGGCTGGGACGACTCTCTACGCACAAGTTGCTGCGGCTGTTGCGGCAGAGTTTAGAGAAGGACATCAGGTCTTGCTGAGGGATTCTGATGACCCGTATGTCGACGTAACTGCGAAGGTTACTGGTGTAGTTGAAGCTGGTGATAATTCATATATCCAGGTGGTTACATTGGAGGCAGATGCTAACGCTATAACTAGCCATAACCTTACTAATGTTGACAGAATTTTGATAATAGGTAATGTTAACCCACAAGGTGGTGAAGTGCCAGAGGCGATTTCATACAACCCAACCTTGTGGACAAACTATGCTCAGGTATGGCATACTCCATTGAATCTCAGTAGAACGGCCATTCAGACTAAGTATAGGACTGGTGACCTCTATACTGAGAGGAAGATGGAGACTTTGTTGTTACATAGTTTGGAGATAGAAAAGTCCCTTATTTGGGGTAAAGCCACCCAGAATACTGGGGACAACGGAGAGCCTGAATATACAACCGATGGTCTTATACCTGTAATCAAGACCAATGTTCTCGCTAACGTGGATGCTTTTCACCTTAACGGTGATTATGCTGGTAGTAAGTGGGTTGAAGCAGGTGAGGAGTGGTTGGACAATATGCTTGAGGGTATTTTCAGGTATGATAAGACTGACAGGATGGCTTTCTGTGGGACTGGAACCCTTTTAGCCCTTCAAAGATTGGCTAAAGAGGGCGCCGAAATTCAAATAACTCCAAAGACCACGTCTTATGGCTTAAGAATAAAGGAATGGATACACCCTCAGGGCACACTCAATTTGGTTATACATCCTTTGTTTAGCCACGAGCCAACGGACAGAAGGTCTATGGTAATCTTTAACCCTGCAAGACTCCACTTCAAATACATACAGGATACGATTTTCTATAAAGATAAGGACGCTCGTGCTGGTAAATACGAGAAAATCGATGGGATTAAGGAGTCTTACTTGACTGAAGGCCTGCTGGAATACGAAGACCCAATAGGGTTTGGTTATCTCACAGGTTTCGGTTTGAATAACTCGGTAGAATAGGAGGTGGTGAATATGTCTAAAAAACTTCTTATCATTGTTGCTGCTCTTTTAGTATTCATCAGCTCTGGTGTGTCTGGCCAAGCTATCGAGGTATTAAAAAAGCAGGAATATACTTGGGCTGCAGGGGACAGCTTTAAGTATATCATTGTAAATACAAGCGACGTTTTGTTTAGAGGTAATGCCAGCGACACGGTGGTGGTTGTTAACTTGAAGATGGATACCGTTGGATGCCAGGGAGTTTATCCAGCAGTGGCTTGCTCTGTTACAGCCAGAATGTATGCGACTTATTTTACTCCTGACTGGATTGACACCCTTAATCTTACTCCTGGCTCTGCTCCTATGGCGGCTTTTAAGGCTATGACTGACTCTATACTTCCTACTCCTGTTGTCGGCGACCCTCAATGGAATCAGCTTGGAGTGCCGTGGCACCTGCCAGCACGTAGTTTGATATTTAAGCTGGCTAAAAACTGTCCATCCGCTATGACTGGAACTTTAATAGACTTTGAAGTGTTGGGCATAGTTAATGACACTAAGTAGGAGGAGTTATGCAGTTATCTGAAATTCGTAGTAAGCTGGTAGAAACAAGTGGTAGGCTTGAACTCGTTAAGGGGGATAACGAGGACAACGGTGCCAATTACTATATACAGTCAGCTATTAGGCTTTTAGATGGCTTGCAAGACCATCCTGAGTCAAGAGGTAGGCATTTTGCAACTGTTGCCTCGGGCAGTTACTATTTGACTTTCCAAAACTGTCGTGTGCTTGAAGAAGTTTGGGTGCACGACAGTGATGGGAAGTATGAGCTGTATAGAAGGACGCTTCGTTGGATTAAGAATAAGTATGGCAGTGTTGCGAGTAGTATACAAAGTGGCCTGCCAAAATACTACGCACCCAACGTAATTAGGCCGTCCGAGCCACAGATAGACAATGTGGCTGTAGATTATGCCGCTTACCACGACAAGGATGACTTGCTGCTCGGTGATAGCTTTGGATACAAAGGTATATACTTTATGCCTCCATCTAACGCCTCATATACAATGCAAATCATTGGTAAGTGGTTCTCGAAGACTTTGACTGAAGACACTGACAAGAACTACTGGAGCGAGGTGCATCCAGAGTTGGTGTTGGATGCTGCATTGAATATTTTGGAGGGGCTATACAGGAATACTGAAGGCTGGAAAGACTATCTCCTTACATTACAATTTAAGTTGCGCGGTATTGACCACGACTTAGTAGATGAGGAGTCGTCTGAAGGCGATGAAATGGAGCGTAGCTGGTGAGAGAATATTCTATTGAAATAGTGGATAGTTTAAAGGTCGGTATTAGGAACAATAGCGACTTGGAGATTAATAGGCCTGCATTGTATAGTTGTTTAAATGCCAGACCAAAAGACAGGGGTCTAGTGCAGTTTAAATCTGTAGAAAATCCGTTCCACCCCAGTCTGTCGATTAACTGGCCATTTCCACAGTTGTTTAAGGGTGGAACATACACTTTACTGGCAGGCGAAAGCAGTGTGCAAACCGTGAACGAGTCGACTTGGGCGAGGACTAACTTAGACACCTATGTTATCAATGTGTTTGGAAATCCTACTGCTGCAAGTATACAACCAGGCGGCGTTTGGCACTTTGCCGACTTTGGTGATAGTTGGATGTTGTTTAATGGTGTTACTTCTATCTACTATATAAAGAGACCTGTAGATGGCGTCTTAACACACACTGCATCATTGTTAAATGGAGTGCCTAGTCTTGGCCCTACAATACAGACAGGCTGTGCATATAGAGGCAGATTGTTGATAGGCGGAATAAGCACCGCATTTGGTGCATTCTTTTCTGCCAACTGGCTAGGCAATGTTCCAAGCGAGGTAGACACCAGTATGAGCACGGATATGAGCAATTGTGTGATGTGGAGTTCGATTGGCGGTGGTGATATACTGTATCCGTTCTTTGTTGCGTTAGCAAATGATGGCGAGATTACCTCCGACGATTTTCACGACGAAACCAAAAGACCAATATGGTTTGACTATATAAGGCGTAACGAGTGGGGCTTTATGCCTATGCCTTGGCAAGGACGGGTGCACTGCTTAAAGCCGTTGGGTCGAGGTGTTGTAGTGTATGGGGACGGTGGTATCAGTGCACTCGTTCAATACTCTGAGCCAACGCCTACGTTTGGTTTAGGTCCGACGATGGACATTCCAGTTCTTGGAAGAGGTGCTGTTGGTGGGAGTGAGGGTGAGCATATATTTGTGGACGGCGACTATAACCTATGGCTTGTCAGCTCCGACTTCAGCTTTAAGAAGCTTGGATATCGAGACCTGTTGAAGGATATGGACGACATTGTTATTACCTATAATCAGGGTAGGAACGAATACTATATTTGTGATAGTGAATATGGCTACGTGCTAACAAGTAATAAGGGTGTAGCCCAAATTAACCAGATGATAACATCTGCTGTGTTTAGTGGTGGAAAGATGAAGGGAGTATTCTTAAACTCTGGTAGACAGAGTTTTGAGGTATTCTCCCACGAATTCGATATGAGGGTTAGTGGTGATAAGAGCGTAAGCTGGGTGGAAATAGCTGGCGATATAGATGACCCAGTTGATATAGCTGTTGACGTGAAGGAATATTACAGCAATAAGTTCAGAAGAAGCAGTTGGAAGAGGGTGAATAAGAAGGGCTCCGCCTATGTCAACGTAACGGGTAGTGTATTTAGAGTCGGTGTCAGAACTAATCCTTATACTAATTTTAGAAGGTTAAACAGAATAACTGTATTTTACAAGCTAATTGATAGGAGATTTATAAGAGGAATACATGCTAGTCCAAGTCAAGCCTGAAAAAGTAGGAAAACACTGGCCTAAAATTGAGTCTTTAATAGAAGGCGCGATAGCGGGCAGGACTAAGCAACCTACAAAGAAACTGTTAGCACAGGTTCGCAAGGCGTTGAATGTTGGTAAGCTGGTTGCTTGGTTTAATGTTGACGATGATGGGGAGCTTAAAGCCCTCGTTACAACGTCTATACAAGAGGGCGAGGGTGGAAGAGAGTTAATGATATACACACTTACCTGGCCTAAGACCAGTGAGTTTATGACTAGGGAGGAGGCAGAAGATATGATTGGATGTCTGAAGAAGTATTGTAAGGATGTAGGATGTAATAGCATAGTGGGTTATACTAACGCAAGGCGTGTCATACGTCTGGCGGAAGATACAGGCGGAGATACTAGCACTGTATTTATAAGGTGGGAGGTGTAATATGCCAGGGTTAGAAGTAGCAATGGCGGCTGCGTCCGTCTTAGGATCTATAGCGTCTGCTTCTGGAGGCGCGCCACCAAACTCAGCGACAGCAGGGGATTTTAGTAACGCAATTCAACATCTTTGGTGGGGCACTGGTGAAGATGCTCCTCCTTTGTATGAGACGGAGCCCGATACGGAGGACATAGGGTATGGGTTAAGGCATTCTGCATTTTATCAGGTGGTAGACACTATGGACAACAATCCCTACAAACAAGAGTTTGACCCCGATAACGAAACGAGGAGAGCATTTGACCCAGACTCCATACTCAACAAGATATTAGGCACGGACGAAATAGAGGGTCTTTTGACGCCCTTAGACAGTCTTGTATCAAGTTTGTCAAACCCCGATGACGTAATAACGGGTTACTCAGACACTGTGGAAGCTCAGTTGACTACAACTATGGAGAACGCTGTAGCAACTGCCATAGATGCCGTAGCCGACGATATTATCGACCCAATTGTAACCGAGTTTGAGTCTGACTTACTTAAGACTCATTATCCAAGCGTTAACAGATTTACTGGTGGTATGTCGGACATAAATGCTACTGCAGGAAGCGCGTTCGTTATAGGTTTAGGGTTGATGGAGGATGGTATGGCATCACAGGTTAGGAAGTATAGAGCTGAGTTAAAACATAAACTGTATAGCCAAGTGCTATCCATTTATAATAGCGTCTACACATTGCTAATGAGTGGTGCTGTTAACATATTAGGCGCCAAAATTAACGCCACTTTCTCTGATGCCAACTTTAGCTTTGGTGCTCATTCATTAGAACTTAGGGCTAAGGAAGTAGAGTCTGACTTACAACTTAAGCTGGACGTCTTTGGGCGAGAGTTTGGGCTTGCTACGCTTCAGAGATTGGCTAACCTAATATCTACCGCTGGTGGTGCTGCGACTGGTTCCGAAGGTAAGCCAAGCACGCTAGGCAGTGTCGTTGGTGCTGCCGCACGAGCGGCTGAGGCGTATGGTATGGGGAGACTGCTATCTGGCTCTAACTCTGAATAATTCGCCGAGTAACAAATTTGTTAGTTACCAAAATATAAAGGAGATTTAAATGCCACAAAAAAGAGAAGATATGACAGGTATGGCAGATTGCTGCCCCCAGTTGGGACGGCTGTAGACTCTACTGTCAGCGCGTTTGGTGCTGGAGGTATAAGGAAGAAACCGTCTGGTGCAGGAGGGACCTACCAGCTTGAGGCAGCAGTCCCCTTCAGGAACGCCCCGCCCTACTATGGAAACTTGCTGGACTTATCTCCTGCGTTTAAGGCTTGGGGCGAAATGAGTGCTGCAACCAGAACGCCAGAAGAGGCAGCAAACCTCAACCTACTGGCTATTACTGACTTTGCGAAGGAATTAAAGGCTAAGGAAGCAAGGGCTAAAGAAAGAGGTGTTGACTTACCTGCCGGTCCGATTGAGGCTGGAAGAGAACCTGCAATTACTCCTGACGAAATACCATTGCCAGCTGAGGCTCCTGCAAAGAGGCTTATATCTCCGGAGGCTCAGGCCGCCAAGCTTAGAGGTGTTTTAGGCGAGCCACCTGGGCGATTAGGTAGGGCTATGATACCTGTGCAACGTGTAGGCGAGAGGATAAGGGATGTTGTTGGTTCTACTATGGACGTCTTGGCTGACCCACGAATGAGGCTAAGTGAAGCGTTGGCTAAGGGTATTTCAGGTGAGGAGTTAACCGTGCAGGACGTAGCAGGTTTACTTCCTGAACAAATTAACGCAATACAAAGCACTCTTGCAACACTCAGATTACTGCCTGCACAAGAGGCCAGACTCCAAGCGGATACTATACAGAGCTTGGCTATGGCTGGGTGGTATTCGACTGGCAGGACACGTGCTGGTGATAGGGCTGGCACAACTTGGAAGGATATGGTAGGGCCTAATGGTGAGAAGAGATGGGTGCTATTCGATGATGCGACGGGCAGAATGATAAGAGATGTCGGCGAAGCATACGTCAGTCCAGTTGTTGAAGAGCCTCGAAGGCCCTCCGCCGCAGATTACAAAATGGTTGAGGGAAGTATACTAAGGGCGGTGTGGCCTGCTATTAAGCAAAGAATGGAGGCTATCTCTCCTGGATTTACATTGCAAGACCTTCTTACTATCAAAGAAATCACTCCTGCGGAGCAGGTGCAGCGTCTTCCTATAGAAATTCGTGGCGAGATTTTAGGTCTTATATCTGAGGCTCACGAAAGGCTCGACAGAGGCGAGTCCATTAGCCAGGTGGAGGCTGAACTGGTGCCAAGAGCTAGAAGACTTGAGATGGTTGAGGAGGCATACAGAAACGAGTTTATGAAGGCTCTACAAATAAAGGAGGAAAAGGCTAGATGAACGCACCTATGCCGTGGCAATCGGTTGTAGAACATCCGTTGTATGCTGAGAGTCCTGAGGAAGTCAAGAGGACTATGGCCGACAATTATATGAGGAAATACGTCTCGGTCGACCCAGCATTTATTAGCAGCACTCCCGCTGAGCAACAGGCCATCCGTGCAGACTTCTATAAGATGGGTGGACTGAACCAGTATCCAGTAGATGTCTTAGACTTCGCCAAAAAGTTTGGTGTTCAAGTCCTCAGTAGTATGGGTGAGACTGCTTTACGAACCTACAGGGGTGGTGATGAAGACAGAGAAACCAAGTCGTTCGTAGATAGACTCATAGACACTTCCTCCAAAGAGGCCAAGAAATTCCTAGACCAATACGACAAGGAGGGAAATCCCTGGTTGATTAGGGAGATGGCTAAGGCGGCTCCAAGTGTAGGGTTTAGTCTTGCCGCAGCAATGGCTGGTGTGATTGGTGGTGTAGGTGGCTCTCTAATCGGCGGAACGCTAGCAGGCACGGCTGGTGCTGTAGCAGGGATTTCGGGCGTATCTTACCGCTCCGTTCGGGACGACAAACTTGATGAACTATATGAGTTTGCTAGCAGAGAATGTAGAGCAAAGAAAGGCAGACCTCTAAATAACCAAGAGTGGCAGCAGATAAAGACCCTTAACGATTACGAGAATGTGGCTAGAAAGCACGGTGCGTATGAGGCCGTGTTTGAGACTGTTGGAGACGTTCTTGGTTATAAGTTAATAACTGCTCCACTTAAAGGCGTTATTCCAAAAATAGGTGGGAAAGCCCTTCAGAAGGTCATCTCAGCTGGAGCTCGTGCTACAGGCGTTATGGTTGAGGAGAGTATGACCGAGCTTATGACCAACTACAATCAGGCTATGGAGGATTACAAGGTCGGTTTGACAGATGTAAAACCTAGCCTCATAAACACCCTTAGGGAGCAGACTCCAACAGTAGCCATAACTACATTCATCGTAGGTGGCGGCGCATACATTGGCCACGTAGCTCACGGCAAATTCAAAAGAGGCAAAGATTTGTCTCCAGAAGATAAGGACTTGAA